GGAGCCGGGCGACAAGACCAAGCTGAAGACCGATTGGCAGAGCCGCTTTTCGGGTCCGAAGAACGCCGGCCAGGTCGCCGTGCTCGATCAGGAGATGGACGCCAAGTTCCTCGCGCACGACAACGCCAAGAGCCAGTATATCGAGGTCCGCGCTTTCTACGTCGTGGAGATCGCGCGCGCGTTCGGTGTGCCCCCGCATATCGTCTTTGAGCTGAGCCGCGCGACGTTTTCCAACATCGAGCAGCAAAGCCTCGAGCTGATCCTGTATTCGATGATGGGGCATTTCGAGCGTGTCGCCGCAGCCGCGACGCACCAGTTCGCCGAGCCCGGTCACTTCTTCGAATTTCTGCCCGATGCGCTCCTGAAGGGCGACATCAAGAGCCGGTACGAGGCTTACGGCGTCGCGATCGACAAGGGCATCCTCAACCCGAACGAGGTTCGCCGCATGGAGAACCGCAACGATCGCGAGGGCGGCGATGAGTATCGCCTCGGCTCCGGATCTACGGTCGAAGGCGAGGCAAAGCCCCACGATCGCAAGCTGCCACCCCCCAACCGAAGCGAGGACGACGCATGAGCGATCGTATTCTAGCGGCCATCTGGTCCGTGCCCTGGGCGATCATGCCCGGCTATCTCGAGGCGATCGAGGCCATGGCGACGCGCGCGCTTGATCACCCGGCCGTCCAGGCGGTCGCCGGCGACGGGCATATCGAGCGCCATTCCGAAGCGATCGCGCAGATGGGCGAGCGTGCGGCTGGGACCCGCTCGGCCGCGATCCGCGACGGCGTCGGCGCCCTGCCGATCTTCGGCCCGATCCTGCCGCGAGCAGCGATGCTCTCGCCCTCGGGTGGCGGCGCCGTCGCGCTCGATCACCTGGCGGCCGACTTCCGTGTTCTTCAGGCCGACCCGGCCGTCCGCAAGATCCTGCTGGTCGTCGACAGCCCGGGCGGCGTTACGACCGATATCGCGCAGTTTGCGCGCATGGTCGCGCAGTCCCCCAAGCCCGTCGTCGCGCATGTCACCGGCATGGGTTGCTCGGCGGCTTATTGGATCATCAGCGGCGCTAAGGAGATCTCGATCGATGCGACCGCGATGGTCGGCTCGATCGGCGTCATGATGGGCGGCAGTGTCCAGGAGAACCCCGACCAGGCCGGCCGGCGCGATATCGCGATCGTCAGCAAGAACGCGCCGAACAAGCGCCCCGATCTCAGCACCGAGGAAGGTCGCGCGGTCATCAGCGGTACGGTTGACGCGCTTGAGGACGTGTTCATCGCCGCGGTCGCCCGCGGCCGTGGCGTAACCGAGGCGGTCGTCCGCAGCGATTTCGGCCAGGGCGGCATCCTCGCGGGCGGTCCGGCCGTGAAGGCCGGTATGGCCGACCGCGTCGAGGCTGACGGCCTGGACGGCGCGATCCGCCGTCTTGCGACCCGCAACCCCTCCACCCGGCGCACGGCCGCGGAGAATAACCTGAAGCTTGCGCACGCCCGCGCCGGCCTCTGAAACCCCAGGAGACGAACCTATGCGCATCACCGCGCTCAAGATGAGCCTTGCCGGCGTGCTGGCTGCTGCCACGCTGATCACCACGACCGCGACGGCCGATGGCGATCGCGACCTCACCGCCGAGGAGCAGGCAGACTTCGACGCCAAGATGACCGAGGCAGCCGGCCTTCAGACGAAGATCGGTCGTGAAGAGCAGCTGCTCGCGCTCAAGTCGTCGGCAGCGGCGCCGATCACCGTGCCTCGCGGCACGCAGGGCAACCAGCCGGGCACCGTTCCCGCTGCTGCTGCGACGCCATTGCCCCCCGGTACGATGTTCACCCGCATCACCATGTCGCTTGCCGCGTGCAACATGGATCAGCGCGCCGCTGCCGACCATGCCGAGCAGGTTTGGGGCACCGAGACCGGCCAGATCGTCGCCAACCAGGAGCAGTCGACCAATGTGAAGGGCGGCTTCCTGGTCAACACCGCCTACAGCTCCGATTTCATCGACCTGCTGCGGCCGCGCGTCGTCGTGCGATCGCTCGGCGCGCGCTCGATCCCGATGCCCGAGGGCAACCTCACCATGCGCAAGAAGACCAAGGGCACGAACGCCGGCTATGTCGGCGAGCGTCAGCCGGCGCCGACAACCGACGTCGAGGTCGGCACGATGTCGATGTCGGCTAAGACGCTGCGCGCGCTTGTGCCGATCACCAACCAGCTGATCCGCCGCGCCTCGATCGGCGTGGTGCAGATGGTGCGTGACGATCTGCTCGAGGGCGTGGCGGTCAAGGAAGACGCGCAGTTCATCCGCGGCGTCGGCGATGACAACACGCCGAAGGGCGTCGCTAGCCTGATGCCGGTCGGCAACAAGATCGCCGTCAGCGCCGAGACCACGCTGAAGACGGTCACCGCGGATCTCGCCAAGGTGCGTCTGCGCGTCATCAATTCGAACGTGCCGATGATCAGCTGCGGCTGGATCATGACGCCGCGTTCGAAGATGTTCCTCGAGACGCTGCGCGACGGCAACGGCAACATCGCGTTCCCCGAGATCGCCCAGGGCAGGCTCTATAACTACCCGATCGGCATGACGACTTCGGTGCCGGACAACCTCGGCGCCGGCGGCAACGAGTCGGAGATCTACTTCGGCGACTTCTCGCAGCTGCTGATCGGCGACACCGAATCGGTCACGATCGCGAGCTCGGATACCGCGGCCTATGACGACGAGGGCGTCATGCGCTCGGCGTTCTCGAACGATGAGACGGTGATCCGTCTGATCGCCGAGCACGACACCGGCACGCGTTACGCGGTCGCCTTCGCCATGCTCACCGGCGTCACCTGGGCACCCGGCAACGACTGAGCCGGTCCGCGGCCGACCGGTCGCTGATCAATCGACACCTGCAAACGGGCGGCTTCGGTCGCCCGTTTGCGCATCCGGAGAATACGCATGGCGGTAAAATTCCTCATGGCCCACACGCACGGGTCGCTATTCGTAAAGGGCGATATCGCCAAATTCGACGCCGAGACCGAAAAGGACTTGGTCGAGCGCAAGATCGCCGAGACGTACAAGGCACCCGCCAAGTCGGCACCGGCCGCCTGATATGGTTGACGTGGCGGCGATCGATGGCGGCGTGCTGACGATCGCCGCTGCGCGCAACTTCCTGCGCGTCGGTACCAGTGTCGACGCGCAGGTCCTCGAGCTGCTGCCGGCAGCGCAGGGACGCATCGAGAGCTTCCTTGGCCGCGAGCTGGTCGGCGCGACCGGCTGGCCAGCGGTCGACCAGGTGCCGGCGATCGTCGTGCATTGCGTGAAGCTGGCGCTGTCCGACCTCTATGTAAATCGTGAGGGGCCGCAGCTGACCGACGACCAGCTCCGCCCGATCATCGGTCGTTACATGGCGGTGTCGGTCGCATGATCGTCGTTCGCCCGGGCGAGCTTGAGCACTTCGTGCGGCTCGAGCGCCGGATCGAGAGCGCCGACTTCGGCAGCGCCGGCACCGAGGAATGGAAGCTGGTCGACGAGATATGGATCGGCATCCGCGATTCGCTACCGAGCCGCAGCGAGCGGACCGAGGGCGGGTTTACGACGTCGACGCGGCCAGCGCGGGTGCGCATGTATTGGCGCGAAGACGTCGAGACCGGCATGCGCCTGGTCGAAGGCAGTCGGATCATGCAGATCGTGTCGGGCCCGGCCGAGCTGGGGCGCCGCGGCGGCCTCGAGCTGATGGTCGAGGATTACAACCCGGGCGCGGTGCGCGCCTGATGCCGACGGTACGCGGCAAGGCGAATCTGCAGCGTTTCCTCGCGCAGCTTCCGTCAGAGCTGGAAAAGAAGGTCCTGCGCGGCGCCGTGCGCGCCGGCGGCCGGATCATTCTCGACGAAGCGAAGGACCGGTCGATCTCGTCGGACGTCGACGAGGCGCTGGTGATGCGCACCAAGGCGGAAGCCGGCCGCATCACGGTCAAGATCACGATCCGTAAGGGCTGGGGCCGCGCGATCGCCAACTGGCTCGAATACGGCACTGACGCGCATTTCGTCTCGATCGCGAAAGAAGAGCGCGGCGGGAAGAGCGTTGCCCGGATCAACGCGACGACCAAGCGCTCGATGATCATCGGCGGGCAGTTCGTCGGCGAAACCGTCTTTCATCCCGGTGCGCGGCCGCATCCGTTCCTGCGCCCCGCGCTCGACATCAAGGGCGCCGAGGCGATCGCCGCGGCGCAGAGCTTCATCAACGCGCACGTCACCCGCTCGGGGATCGTCGCCAGCGTCGAACCGGAAGGCGATGACGAATGACCGGTGTCGATATCATAGGTGCGCTGCTGGTCGACGATGGCGCGGTCACGGACATCGCGCCGGCGGTACGGATCAAGGCGGGCGCGCTGCCTGACAATGTCGTGTTGCCGGCCTTTCTCGTCCGACTGGTCAGCAGCGTCGAGAGCCAGCCGCTCAAGCGCCGCGGCACGATCCGGACGGTCGACCGGGTATCCGTCACGGTCCGCGCCGCAACCTATGCAGAGCAGACCGCCGCGATCCGCGTGATCCGCAGTGCCTGCGCGAGCCGCACCGGCGACATCGCTGGCGCGACCAATGCCTCGATCCTGACCGCCGGTACCGGCCCCGATGCGCGCGGCCCCGGCAACAGCTTCGAACAGACCCAAGATTTCCGCGTCAGCTTCGACGCTCCCGCCTGAAGGAGACCACCATGTCCGACACCAAGACCAAGCGCGCCAAGATCGTCCGCGATTTCACTGACGCCGGCACCGAAACGCAGTTCACCGCCGGCGCGACTGTCGAAATGACCGAGGGCGCATTCGCAAACTACCATGCCTGCGGCCTGGTCGAGGTGGCTGCCGACGAGCCCGCCGCGCCCGCTGCGCCCGCCGGCCGCAAGGCCAGCTAACCCGCCAGCCCGCTCGAGCGGGTTGTTTCAGCCGGCAGCGCCGGCACCCAGCATCAGGAGATCACCATGGGTTCCAACACCGCAGTAGGTTCGTCGCTCGCCGTTTCGGCCGCGACGCCTGCTACCCTCGACGCGGCCGGCTATGGCGCGCTGACGTTCGTCGAGGTCGGCCAGGTCGAGAAGATCGGCGCGATCGGCGCGAGCTTCGCGAAGGTCGAGTTCCAGCCGCTCAAGGGCGCAAAGCAGAAGTTCAAGGGCTCGGCCGATTACGGCGCGCTGCAGCCCTCCTACGCGATCGATCCGGCCGATGCCGGCCAGACGCTGCTTCAGACGTCGGCCGACGACGAGAGCCAGAAGCTCTACTCGTTCAAGGTCACCTATCAGGATGGGTCGAAGCGCTTCTTCCAGGGCCGCAACTTCGGCGCGCCTGAGACGACCGACAATGCCGACTCGATGCTGACGGGTGCGCCCACGATCGAGATCTGCACCAAGATCGTCCGCGTCGCCGGCGCCTGATCCCCCTTCCGGCGCCCGCGACGCCGGCTCCCCCTTATGCATCGACCGGCCTCGCTATCGCGGGTGCGGGGCGGGTCGGTGCACCATCTTCCCGCGAAGGATGATTCATGACCGCCAAGCTTTTTAACATCGCCACGCTCGCCGTTGTCGCAACCGCACCGCTGCACATCAAGAACGCAGCCGGCGAGCTGCTGTACGCCGATGCCGAGCGCACGCTGCCCGTCCGCATCCACCTGCATGGCCCTGGCAGCCAGGTCGCCGGCGTCGTCGAAGCCCGCCAGTC